CTCGCTCTTTATCGGTTACAATAGCACGTAACCTATTTCCTTTATCAGTACTAGGCCAACTCGCCTTCAGTCCAATCGCTCTAAATTGCAGCGTAATGATCTTATCTGCAGTGGCAACATCATTCTTGATACCTTTCCGCAGTTTTGTATCTTGGAATTCTTTGAAGTCTGCTAACCATTTATTAAGCTTATCTTCACCTTCAATGATTTGCGTAAGAGGTCCTAGTCCCATACAGTTCTCTCTGATATAATTTATAGCTTTTCTAACCAAATTAACCATATATGTACAGACGTCAGCAATGCCTCCACTCAATCTTTGCCAATTACCAAGAGACTTCATAAAGTCTACACATGTTTCTTTACCAATAGGTTTTTGAGTAACACAAGTTCCTGCTGTCGCGAGAACAAGTGAGATCAGAGCAGAGTGAGCTTTAAAATCTGGGTCAAAGAAAATAAATTCCTCACCTTGCGAAACAATAGTCTCAGGTTCTTGAGCAAATAATCTAGCTTTAATATCTAATATAGCTTCCTTCAATTGATCGAAATAATATTTAATAATATTACCAATAGATTTTGCTTTATCTTTAAATATGTCACCAGTACTACTTGTGAACAGAATAGGAGAATCCTGAATAAGATCTATAACTCCAATAGCTAAGGCCAATAATATAGGCCAATTTGTTCCTTTACTCGTGAATATCTGTTTGGCACCTAATATCAAGGCTCCAACTAAAACCACGATTCCGGAAATCTTAGCAAATTGACTCAATTTATCATTAAGACCATCCATAAACGATAGGCCCTCCTTAACATTGGAATTGGCATTATCAACACTAAGACCAAGTCTTTGAACAATATCTAAGACCTCAGATCCCTTGCCATTTACAATTCCAACAGCTGTCTCCCGACATTTCTTGAGTTCATCAACAAGGCTACGGGCTATATCTTTCTCTTCGGAACCCATTTTAATACCTTTACCACTCAAAACATCTTTGAGACCTTCCATTTGGAAATGAGCAAATATCTTATTATTCTTTCGTTCTCTCTCTTTCGTACGAATTTCGTCACGTCTACGGGCATCAAGGTCAGCTAATATAGCACTAACTGTTCTTATACGCTTATTAGTTTTGTACGAAGTTTTATCAAGGCTCTTTTCATATTCTTGTACACTAGTAACAACAGCTTTATATTTAGGATCAATCTTCTTCTTCTGCTTTAATGGCTTATTCAAAGGTTCAACGTGG